GAAATAGATTATATTATTTTTTGTACCCATTATACTAAATTCAACTTCTTCTTTTTTGTATAATTGTAGATATGATGAATATGCACCCTCTTCTAAAGCTTTAAATCCTAAAAATAGTTGTAATGGTGTTGCTTCTGTTGAAATATCATCTTGATCGTCTATATAGTTCAACTCATACTCAATTTTTTCAAATATTGTTTGTTGATACTCTGGTAAATTTGTTTTTTCTATATCTTTATTAGGGTATTTATTAAGTGGTACATCTTTAAATGGTTTTGGTCCAGTGTATGCATAATTTCCCGTTTTTTCTAATTGATCACCACTTAAATCGTATATAAAAAATTCTGAACTTTGGTCATTCAACCACTTCCAATAATATTTTACAGGAGTTTCTCCCTCAAAATTTTCTCTTGGTTTTCTAACACATTCATATGACATCAACCAAAGATCTTTCGGTTTTACATAATCTGGATTTAAAGTTCCAAATTGTCCTTCATCTATTAAACTACCATTTAATTCTGTTATTTCAATTGTACTATTAACAGTTGGTTTTATTATAAATAAATTTGATATTGATGGTTGTAGAGTCCATATTGACTTATCTTCTGGGTTGTATATTATTTTTTTATTTATTTCTAGAGTTGTTTCTGTATGTAGTGACATTCCATTTGCAGCGTCCAACACACATATTTTATTTGTTGTATCTGATGCCAAATAAACACCACCATCATATTGGTTCAGTGCTATTCTTCCATATATAGAAGGATTTTTATCAATAGTTATTGTATTATCTGTTAGATTTAACGATCTAAATTTAAATGTTTTATCTGAGATATTCATTTCTCCACTAAGATTATTGTAAATTACGTCTACAAATTCACTCATATTCATATTTGGAACTGATGCAACTAATCCATTATCTATTCTCCATAGTTGAGATTGAGCGTAAACATATATAGATTCATTTATAGGCTCGTAGAATATAGAAGTTAACATTAATTGTGGTATGTTGTAAGATGTTTGTATATCTCTTGTTTTCCCATCAACTCTGATAAGTATATCTGCATTTGTTGTTATATAGATGTCTTTTTCAAATTCATTATATACCATTTTTCCAGTCTTTGTATCACTTGTGGATGGAGTTATTAAGTCTTTAATAAATTCGTTTTTATAATTAAAAATAGATATTATAGGATTATTTTCATATGTTATATAAACATCACCATTGTCTATGTTTATTAACATATCTGATGTAATATTTGAAAGTGTAATGATTTTTACAACCAAATTCAAAACTGGATCAACAACACATAACTTTGTTTTTGATAAACAATATAAATAGTTGTTGAATGTATTAAATTCCATTTCTATACTATCTGTATTTCCTGTTAAATATATTGTTGATAGATATATTCCTGTGTATGCATCTATTGCACTCAGATTGTCACCTAATACAAATATAGAGTTTGCTAATTGTATATATTTTATATCAACTAAATTAGAAACTCCTAATTGTCCTGATATGTCTATGTTTAATGATTCGTATGTATTTGTTGTATAGTTTACACCAAACGCACCCTCTGTTGAAAAATTTGAATCATATTGTGTTTTATTAAATGGTCCACTACTTGCGGTTCCACCTCCTCCTGTTCCACCTCCTGTACCTGGATCAATACATGTTGTTTGTCCAAATCCCAAATTAAATGCTATAGTTACAAATCCGGACGATTTACACGGTGTTTTTTCTAATCCCCAAAATGGTCCTTCATACTTTATTGCCATTGCTTTTGGATCTACTCCAATAAGATTATATTTTATATTTTGTAATGGGTATGGAGTATTGTTTATAGAAATAATTCTTCCTGTTCCAAATCCTGCATCCTCAAATGATGAGTTAGCTTCTTCTTTTATAAGTTTTACTTCATTTCCTGTAATTATAACTCCTTTATTTCCTTTTATTTTTCTTGTTATTACATAATCTGTTTGTCCTGGTAGCATTAGTTTTCCAGTTTTTATTGTATAATCCAATCTTCTATCCGTTCTCTTTACATCAAACTTTAAAAGATTGTTTATGTTTTTAACTATTATACCATATGTTGCTAATAATTCACCATGTTCTTCTACCCATGCTGCCAATGTTGCAGGAATATCGGGTAGTTTTACAACAGCACTGGATGATGTTGCAGAAACTGGTGTACCTGTATTGTCTAAAAATGTTCCATATATTGTTTGTATTTCATATGGTTTATTGTTTATTTTAAATTCTAAATTGCCACCTATTTCATTAAATAAAACTTTGGAGTGTTCTATGTGGTAATCTGCCGTAGTTCCAACTTCGATTCTATTTATATCTATAGGTATATTTGGATACTCTGATCTTACTACTATTGCGTTGAAAAATGGTGAGATATAACTACCTAAATATTCTAATTCTGCTATTATTCCTAGTTCTTTGAGTTTTAAATAATTTCTAGTTAACCAATTTCTTAAAGTTCTGTCAATTGTTCTTTCCATATCTGGTGCAGCACCAGAATATAACCAATTTATTTCCTCTTCGTATGTTTGTTTATTTATTGTTAACTTTAAACCAAATTCATCTAAATCTGTAAAAACTATATTATATTTATAGTTTTCTGAATAATTATAATTTAGTTCTTGCGTAAATTGCTCTTTTACTTCTACTAATCTTTCATTTGTTTGAAATGTGTTTCCTATCAGATATGAATTACAATTTGCAACTTCGTTGTCATATAAAGTTGATAACTGTGAGTATTCCTGAAAACTTAGTGCACTTGTTGAGATAAGAGAATTTGGTTTTCCAAATAATTCAATTGCTTTCCTAACTATAAAAGATTCTCTGTCACCAAGATTTGCCAAACAAGTACTTACTGTTTCTGTGTGATAAAAGTTAACTTCTGCATATTTAGTAGGATACATCAAATCTGCTTTTAATACACCTTTATTCATATAAAGATCCACATTTATTGAATTAAAATCATCTTTATACTTTTCTGCGGCCATTGATAATGTAACAGAACTACTCTGTGTGTATCCTTGCTCAAAATATAGCCTATCTGTTGTTAAGTATATCTGGCAATTGTTTATTACTTCATCATTTAATGATTGTTCTACTGATATATATGTTGGACTTCCCCAATACTCTTTATTTTCTGGTGTTATGTTTTTACTAGTTGTACTTGAATAATCTTGTGTATATGATTTAACACATTGGTAAACATTGTTGTTGTACAACACTTGTTCTTTTTCATAATATATGACTAATTCTGAAATCTTTTTAAAATCGGGTAAGGAAGAAATTGTTAAAAAATTACTATTTAGGCCAGAACCTACTATTTTAAACTCTCTACCCGGCTTCAATATTTTAGGAAATAAACTTTTATTTCTAAATATTATTTTTCCGTTTGATATAATAAGACCACCATCATATATTTTAGGAACATCTGTTTTTGAAACCAGTTCCATTATGATATTTTTATCAGCCGGTACATTTTTAACATAATATTCAAAATGTACTGCATCTGTTACATCATTTTCTTTGATAGTATAAACACCATCATTTTTCTCACTATCGATAACATTAATTCTTTTGCCTGTATAATACTTTTCATAAAAATCAGGTTCACTCCAGTTAGATATATTGTTTTTATATTCTTTATCTATATAATTGTATACACCTAATAGATTTGATCCTCTAACTATAATATCGGTCAATGATCCATTCGTATATTCTACATAATATGTTGATTCAAATGTTGCATTATCCACATCTGTTAGTATCATAACACCATCTTTTTTAGAACCAACTATCGCATATGTCTTTTTAGTATCTTGAAACTCTAAAAATTCACTATCAAACATTATAAATGTTCCAATTGGAAACAATTTCTCAAAATCTTTTCCATAAATCCATTTTGAATAAAAACTTGGATCATTGTTTACTGGTTCGATGGACACCATTGAAAATGTTCCTTGTCTTCCCGAATAAAAGTGCATACCCCATTCATTGAATAATTGAAACTTGTTTAAAGTTAAATCTCCTGGAACCGCATATTCAAACGCAGGAAGATGTTCCATTGTATATAATCCATAAGTTTTGTAGATATCTGATGAACTTTCGTGGAAAAGTAAATCACCTTCGAATCTATCTACACTTTCATTATATTTTATGTTTAAATAATCACCTTCTTTATTGAAGAAAACTAAGCTTTTATGATTAGACATTTATATTATTACTTTTTTGATATATATTAAAATAGTGTTTCTTGATAATAATATATAGAGTATAAAAATATAAATAAACTATGGCAAAAATTGAGAAGATGGAAAAATTCTTAAAAGAAGAGAAACCAAAAAAAGAAAAAGATCTTGAAGTAGGATTTGATATCGAATCTTTTGAAAAGGAAGAAGATACTGATAACCTTGGATTTAGATCGGAGTTTGAACCTATTGCTAAAGGAAAAGAAAAGACTCTTAAAAAAGAAATCCAAATTACTACTCCTGGATTGAAGAAATCTATTAAGAAGTTTGAGGATTTTAAAATTTCTATATCTGTTGATGAAGTAGCACCAGAAGAAGATAATGTTGTTATAGGTGGTTTAACCCCTGTTGAAGAAGAATCTTGTGTTGGTTGTCAATGTAACCCATGTGAGTGTGGTTGCACTGATTGTGATTGTAATCCTTGTGAATGTACTTCTGGTGAAGATACCGATGATACTGAAAAGGTTGTTAGATTCGAAGATTTTTTAAAAAGTATTTTATAATATGAAACATATAAAACAATTTACAGACTTTTCCGAAAGTTTGAAGTACCATTTGGTAAATTCGATGCCAATCACTGAGAATGTGTTTAGACCTGGATCCGATAAATTCTTTTCTATTTTGGAAGAAGCTAGAAATCTTTTTGATGAAGGCGTTTTAGAACTTAAAGGTATTGATAAAGAGTTGTACGAAACTACAGAGATTGGTACTTTTGGTACTTTCAATGGTATTAGAGTCGCGTTGGATATTCCAATGGAGACTGAGGAAGAATTGAACGAAGCTGAATATAAAGGTAGAGAAGTTGAGTTAAATAAACCTAAACGTGGTGGGAGTAAAAAATATCACGTTTATGTTAAGAATCCTAAAACAGGTAATGTTAAAAAGATTGCCTTTGGTGATGTTCATGGAGGATTGACCGCAAAGGTTAGTGATCCTAAAGCTAGAAAGGCGTTTGCTGCTAGACATAACTGTGATATGAAGAAAGATAAAACCACTGCTGGATATTGGGTGTGTCGAATAAATCGGTACGGTCACCTTTGGAATAATAAAACCTATCCTGGATACTGGTAATCTAAGGGAGGTTGAATTAAAAGAAACTGGTATACCAAAGTTAAAACTTGTTTTTATAAATGGTGTTGAATACGAATCCATATCAAAGGCCGTTGAAGGTTCTGGTATAGATAGACAAATTATGAGATATAGATTAAAGTCAAATAATTATCCTGAATATTTTTATATATAGTTTATGACACTTCCATTCAAAGAAACTAAAATAAGTGATAACGCGTTTATCAGAGAGTTTGCACAGGATACTGATTCTGGAGAATTTACTTGGCATAGAGACCGAGAAAATCGTATAATTGAATCTATCAATGAAACTGATTGGATGATACAACTAGACAACGAGCTACCAAAGAAGATAGAAGGTGAGGTTTTTATACCAATGGGTATCTATCATCGTCTGATAAAAGGCACGAGCAATCTTAAAGTAAAGGTAATAAAAAAACCACTCTAATGAGTGGTTTTCTTTTTAGTCAATTTTCGACTTGTAGTTTTCGTTGTAGAGTCTTATTACTTCGTCGTACTCGCTTAGTATTCCATCTTTGAAATCCGAGTTTTCGTATTTCTGTCTGTCGATATACTCTCTGATATACGTTTCGTATTCGAGCTTTATGGAAATGTCCATAGATTCTTCATCTATTTCTACGGATTCCGAAATAATATCCTCTCCGTCCTCGTTCTTTTGTACAATGTCATCTATGTACTCAACAGAGGCAAAATTTCCTTTCTCCAGCATCATTTCGAGCTTTCTACGAAGCTTTCTGTTGTTGATAAGTAGATTGTTTGATATGGCTAAATCTATGTAGTCCTTCGTGTCCTTAATCTCATCTAATCTATCAATATCCTCTTCAGTTATTACTCTGAACTTTCTGAATACTGGTGAGTAGTTGTTTGCATGAAAAGATACTTCATTTGTATCTAAATCTAATATAGTAATACCTTTTTGGTCTCCAGTATCATTTCTATCCATTTGGTACAAAGACCCTATGAATCTAAAATTTTTGTTCTGTTGAACAAGATGAATATGGCCCGAAAATACATCTTTGTATCCACTAAAGTTATCTACATCAATCTTATCTGCGTTTCTATGTGCAACAGAGTTTAGGTGCATTTTACAACCATTTAAGTCTGAGTGACAGAATAGATAGTCTCCTGGATTACTACCAAGTTCTTTAATCATATCAAGTCTTTTCTCTACCCATGGCATCAGAACCAGCTTCTGTCCTTCTATATCGATAGTAGTGGTTTTTTCATATACGGTTATGTTTTTATTCATATAACTGAACAATCTAACAGAGTTTACTTCATTTGATCCTTTGTTAAATAAATCGTGGTTTCCAACCATTATATGAATTGGTATAATATCAGAGATATCTTTAAGTATTTTTTCCACTTTATTTGATATGTTTATAGGAATGGATGTTCTATTATCGAATAAATCACCTAAGTGAATCAGTATGTCACCAGGCTTTGCGTTTTCTTTTAGATAGGGGATTACATAGTTGTAGAATGTTGATTCCATCATGTTCATCCATTTATCTAGGTTGTTTAGATAGATACCGAAATGGGTATCTGTTATCATATATACTTTCATTGAAAATGATAATTTTTTGTATGATTTATATGGTTTTTATGTATTTAAGTTTAAATAAACAAAAATGGAAAAAAATTGCTTTTTTAATATAATATATACATTATAGTTAAGCCTTTTAAAAACAGAAGGTAAAAAAATATTAATATATACATTATAATTGCTTGCAGTTAAATAAAAAATAAATAAAAAAAATATGCCATTACCACATTATACGCAGATTTCCAATGTTGGCTCACCAGGTGGACCTGGAACGCTTCCTGATGAAGTAGTATACACTAACCTTTTTGAGATTACTTTTATTCTTCCTGTTATTTTACAGGCGCAAAAAAGAGATCCTCTTTTGTTGTTAGAGAATGCTACTAAAATAAGTTTAGCAAACTTAACAGAGTTTGAAATTGCTGCCAAAGAGCAAAGATTCAAATACTCTACAAGACAATTTCAAACAACTCCATCTAAGACTAGTGGTACTTTACAGATACCTTTTCAGGTAAATGTAAATAACAACGGTTCTATGGAAGTTTGGAATACATTAAAAGCTTGGTATGATTTACTTTTCAACTCACAAAATGGCTCACTTCACTATAAAAGTGATTTAATTGGAACTATTATTGTTAATCAACATGATAAAAAAGGAGTTGTATTGAGAAGAGTTACTTTTCAAAACTGTCAAATGTCGAAACTTGCAGGTTACGAACTTGATTGGGCATCAAATGAGATTGTTCAAACTGTAAATGCTGACTTTTTATATGACTACTTTATTGATGAATATATTGATTCAGGATTCTCTATCAATCCACCTCTTATGTCTGGATATTAATAACTATGATAATAAAATTAAAAAATCACCATTTGGTGATTTTTTTTTGTTATAAAAAAATCACTCAAAAATTGAGTGATTTTTTTTATTAGAATTTAGGCATACTCATATTACTTGTCATACTTGATGCATTCTTCATCATTGAATTTGTATCAGGCATTCCTTTTTGTTGCTCTCCTTCGTCTTTCTTTCTTTGTTTATCTTCATCTTCTGCAATTTCATTTACAATTTTTATGTTCTCTTCAAACAACCAAAATGGCCATTCATCCATAGAAGCTTCTTGTGTATGAAAATGTTTTTGAAGCATTAATTTATTCTTTAATATATGCTTCAAAGGCATCATGAATAACGAAAATACTTGAGGCTCCGTTGGGAAATTGCATATCTGTGTGGACCTCCTCACCACACGGACACATTTTTTTTAGTTCTTTTATTCCAAATGTCATCTTGCCCACAGCTGCATTCAAGAATTGAAATGAGATATCATCCATTTCTTCGAATTCTTTTACCTTAGATTTAATTCCTTCGTATGTTATAGAAGTTCTACCATTCATCATAAATGGAATTATTTTCAAAAACGCCAAATTAGGATTTCTTTTGTCGTTGTTTTCCTTCATAATATACTCAGTAAATGCTTTTTGTAAACCTATGTTAGGTGGTGTTAACTCAAACGATTTACCATTAACGGTTTTAAAGTTATAAGATCCGGAATTTCTATTATAGAATTTTTCTAATTTTACATCTATATCATGAAATACAAAATTATCTTTACTAAGTTCGATACCAACTTCCTCACCACATCCACATTTTGCGTTTACTGATAATGAATTTCCTGCTTGGAACGTAAGTTCTCTGATAAGAAAAACTAAAAATAATCTATCTTGGTCTTTAATATCTAAGTATGATCCTATTTTTCCATCAGAGTATTTAACTCTCACACATGATTGTAAAATATCATTCATTTTTTCTACTATGTCATAGAAGTTATTGTCATCTACCATAGAGTATGCTTGAATTTCTTTTACTTGTGCAGGTCTTACCATAAAAAGAGTTCCTGTAGGATAGAATTGTCCGCATGGTAACTCTCTAATATCAAAATTAAAGTATTGTAAATCACTTACTTTTGTTCCTTCTACAGCTGGTTTTTGTGTAGTAGTATTGTCATTGAATATGTTCTGATTCTTACCTGCATCTAAATCACTTAGATGTCTTTTTAGGTAGTCTTCTTCACTCATTTCTTGTTCTTTAGACATAATGTTATTTGTTATTTTTTAGGATATATATTAGATATATCTCTCTTCCTTATATCTTCAAATTTCTATAAAGTTTTTATAGAAATAAAAAAACCTCAAATAAATTTGAGGTTTTTTTTTATTTTATAAATTAATTCTTATTGAAATCCACCTGCATTGATAGCACCAGTTCTTAGAATAGTTACGTTATTCACAATAACTCCCATACCTTTGATTGGTTCTACATATGTATCAAGTACACCAATTTGGTTATCAATAACTTCATTAGTATTGTTTTCTTCATCCATTTTGTTGAAGTAGTTATATAATCCATTTTTGCTCACATATGCTTCACAAATAACATCTGCTCTAAGTTTAATCTCGGATCTAATGTCTGGTGTATTATATCTCCATTGGAAGTCTAACAACATTCTTGACAATTCTCTTTCAAGTTCAATAAGTACTTCTCTAACGTGTATGTAAGAAAGTGCAGATTTATAAAGAACTTGTGCAGTATTTTCAGTTTCAATAACATTTCCTCTATTTCTTTTGAAAACGATTGGATTAATTTGTGCACCATTTAGCCATTCGATATCTGATGGTGTGAAATCCATTTCTAATCCTGTGATATTTGTAATTCTACCATTGGTAACACCCGCTGCAATTGTCCAAGGTGTTATAGATGCTACATTTGATATATGTTTTCTCATATATGTTGTTGCAACATATGATGCTGGTGGCATTTCTAATGGTCTTCCGTTATCATTTACTGATAAATAAGGCATAAAGTAACCAACACATGTTGTACCAGCACCTTCTCCGAATGAGTAAAGGAATGCAGGTCCGCTTTCAGGATCACCACCTTTTGCGATAAACTCAGTTTGAAGAACACCTTCAGAGTTTACGAATGTTGGTGAGCTTGAGTTTTTAAATGACTTCATAGAAGGCATGTTTAAGAATCCAAACGCATCTAATCTTTCACCACAAATATCAACTAATTGTTGTTTAGATCTTTCTGTTAATCCTAATCCAAATGAATCGACTAAGTATCTAAAATCAATCGCTTCTTTGTTAGTTATTGCTTTGAACAATGGAGTTCCTTTCCCAACAAGATTCAATAGAGCATTTTGTCTAGCTTCAGTACCATCTGGTAAAGATGCTTCTCTTACTCTAAATCCTTTTAAAGAAATAGCTTTATATGTTGTTGCATAGTTATCAACTGTTTTGTATCTCATTGTCTGTAAATCTGTACCAAATGCAGTTACTTTAATTTTTGCATCACAAGCAATTTCTACTAAATCTGGATTTCCGGCATATTGTCTTTTGGAAACAATTCTTGTAAGTTTTCTAGGATATTGACCGATGTGTAATGTGGTCTCATCGTAGAATGCTTCTAAGAAGTCACCTACCTTAACTTCAGTATATCTTGAACTATTAACTAAAACTTTATTAGGAACTTGAACATATCCAGCAGGAACTTCAATTTCTAAAGATTGTTTGTAGTTTGTGATTGCGGAATTTATTTCGAAAGTTCCTGCAGTATTTACATTAACTTCTTCGTATGCTGTAAAAGTTTCGTCCATAAATGAAACATTTAAACTTTCTCCTTCAACATACATTTTAAGGTAATGTTTAGTGTTGTAATCTTTTATTATAGAAACATTTTGAACTCTTTCGTATGAAGTTTCTTCATTTACTCTAAATACATAGTCAAATAAAATACCTAAAGGATCTATATTTTCTCTAATATCGCTTGATACAATAGTAAATGTTCCTGTGTTTATAGAAGCTCCTTTTATAGAAATTACATCATAAGTTAAAAAGTCTATTAATTCCGATGATCTAAAACCAATATAATCATAACCTGCAAATGAAGATGTGATACCTACATTTATTCCTGCCGTTAATCCAAATACAGTTACTGCAGATTCTCCGTCAAAAAAGTAAACATCTGATATATATTCAGCGTTAGCTACATAAGGTGTATCATTTGCTTTTTCTAATATAGATTGTGGTGTTTTGTTCGCATTGAAGAAATCTCCTGTGTTTACAACACCATCATAATATCTTGTATATAATTTAGAATATTTAGCAACAATACCAAATTCTTCTTCATCGGCAACCTCAACTTTAGTTTTTACACCTTTAGCACCTATTATAAACTCATTATCTATAGTATAGAATGTTAAGAAACCATCTAAGATATCAGAAATTTCAGAAATTTCAACTGGAAGTTTAAGCTCAAAAGATTTATCTTGAGTTGATGAGGTAACAATATTAGATATTGAAACATCTGCCATGCTTATTTTATCTCCTTTGTTTCCATTGTAGCTTTTTAACATAACCATTTTTTCTTTATTAGGGCTATCGATTAAATCAACAAGTCTGTTAAACATTTTAAATCTTCTATATTGTGCATAATCTTTAACATTTAAAGATGTGTCTGTATCTGTGAATGATACTTTGATAGACCCTGTTGCACCAATAACTGGTTCAATATAGTAATCCGCACCTGATGTATTTCCAAATACAAAGTTTTTGAATCCACCTTCTTTTATGTTTATGCTTTCCCAAACAGGAGTTCCTGTTAATTTTTGTTCCAAAACTCTAAATTTAACATATGCTAAAACTGTATCAGAAGAAGCAACTGCTGGATTTCTCGAGTTAGTGCTATTCACTACTTTGAATTTACCTGTTGAATCTATTACAAATACTGATGAGTATGTTGCAGATACATTACTATATGGATAGTTACTTGTAGATATAGAAAGAGTAACTGAATTTGAATCTAAAGTCACTTTTTTATCACCTACTACCATAAATGGTTCATAATCACTATTTACTAATGAATATGTTGCAATAATAGAATCTTCTCCAAAATATGGAGTTGTCTCACCTAAAGTATCTAATTCGATATTATAGATATATCCTTCTGAGAAGTATGGGGTTCTTTGGTCACCATT